CTAGAATATGTGTGATATAATATGAGTGTAAAGAAAAGAGGGAAAAGAAAATGACTAAGGAAAAATATAAACAAGTATTGGAAACACAATACAATGATGTAATCGCAAAGATTAAGGGGTTGTGTGAATTACCTAATGTATTACAAGCTTTAAGCGACTACACAGCTATTTGTATTGCTATGTGTGAAAGGATTTATGACGATAAAGAAATAAATTATTCTGATTATATTTATTTGAATGAGCATATTAATAATAATCTTAAAGAAGTATGTAGAATAGTTAGAAGGTAGTGTTATGAGTAATTACACTAGTCTTAGTCGTCTGATTAATGAGTTAAATAGAACGCTTGGTATCACTAGTGATATTGAGCGTGAGAATTTAATCCAATCCTATTATAATCAAGGTTTGATTAGTTATAGACAATATTATCTTTTATGTTCTAGTATTGTTAAACATGAATACATCCACAACTATTTTATTAAAATGTATGGTGAGAATTGATAGGTGATAAACATGAACAATGATATTAAAATTGAGTTGGAGTGAGTATATCAAGTATTATAATAAATATGGTACTAATCATGATTATTTATACACAGTAAATAAACATGATTTTAAAGATTTTTATAAAATAAAGAGTGATAATTAATATCACTCTTTTAATATTTACTAAGTATATAGGTTAACAATCTTTTAGTTTCTTGGTTATTATAATACACACATCCGTCACGATAGGATCGTATTAACATATTCAATCGCTGATCTTTACGCCATAGTTTCGCTATCATCATGTTTTCACGGTTGTTACTGCCAATAGAATAACAATACCCGTATTCCTTATTAATCTGTTGGTTGATATATACATATCCTGTGTTCATATCAACCCAAGCACCATAATAAACATCATCATAATATAGTGTACATAAATAATCACATACATTTGTTTTCTTCTTAATAAAATCATTTGTGTCATAAACAAAGTTACCAGCGTTATAATTTCCATATGTTGTACCTGATATTAATTTATGGAATTTCGACTTTTCTTTGTTTCCTTTTTTATAATCACTATGGCAAATTTGTACTATAATTTGCTCAACTGATTCATTACCTTTAAATGTGTTAAATTCTTTTTCGGGGTTTGGTGTAATACCAAAGTAGCTAAAATATGGGTTAACAATACTAACATTGTTAGCCAATAAATACACATGTCCTTCTCTTTGTCGAAATATAGAATCAATAATATTTAATAAAATTTCAACTTCATTTCGAATGTATGCATTAAATCCAGCCTTTTCCGGTATAAACTCATCCACAATAATTGTATCCACATCTACAAAACTTGTTGATTTTAAACTAGCAAAAGATGTTAGAGATGTTGCGTAACCCATTTCACAGCCATTAATATAAAAGGTTGTGAAATTACTACCACCCGTTATTTTAAATTCATCATCTTTGAATTTTTCAAACTGATCGTTTAAAAATGTTTTGATTTTTTTAAGGTCCGTTTTATAGCGTCTTAAATAAAGAAATTGTTTCCCTTTTTTCTTGTAACGACTTATACAGTCTTTTTTAAATCCGTACGTTTTTCCAATTCCACGACCTCCAATAATAAAGTTTAAAAATTTATTGTATGACTTTATATTGGTAGGGCTGTACCAATCTATTGTTTGTGTCATTTAAATACCCCATAAGGTGTTGTATTATATCCTTTTTGGTTTAATTCACCGCACGCCATCCATCTACGTTCACCTGTTGACACACTAATCCAACTAATCCAGCAATAACCCTCACGCTTAACATAACCATCATAGTTAACATGCATACCTTGTTTATAATATAAACCTGTATCAACACCATTTAAACTTGGTGCTTTTCTAATTTTGATTGTACAATTTGGGTAGAATGTTGCATTTTCTCTGATAAAATCACTAGGGATATAATTTAAAATATTTTCTGTAGTTTCATTTAATATCATATTTTTAGGAATAAATACAGTAGAATACATAGCTGAATAAGGGAGTGTAATAATATTAAAACCTTCATTATTTCCGTGTTGGTTTGTGCCTAAGAATCTACCATATGATCCGTTTACGTCACTGTCGAAAATTGCGATATGGCTATAAGGTGTAACACCTGACACAACTTTGAAAACAACGATTGCTCCAGGTTGTAATTGTGTTGTTTCAACGCAATGTGTTAACATTCCATTTGTTCTTCTATTTTCCCAAATATCTTTTACATAACCACTAGTTGTACAATTTGCGCCTTTAAAGCCATTGTATTGACAATAGTCCATATAGCCATCCCAACATTGACAACCATAATATCCATCTTTATCAACTCTTTTACCCATCATTTTCTGACGGTAATTGTAGTATTTATTTGTATCAACATTCATTTTCTTTACCTCCTAAAAAATATTGAAAAATAATCCATATTCTTGCAATTCCGCATACAATTCGTTTTCGATTGTAATAACTGCACGCCTTGAGCCTTGTAATACTTCTGCTAATGTCTGAATACCAATATTACCTTTACGCTTAAAGCTGTACTCTTCATGTCCTGTTGTATCATTCGCGCTTTTAGGTTTGGTAATTGTCTTAGCAATGTTATTAACATAGTCGTTTGTTTCAATGTCAATACGTCCTTCAGGAGTTACAGATTGTAAAGCGATACTCGTATCTTCTCCGCTCGCTTGTGTGTTACCTCGACTATCACGTGTATAAGTTTCCGTGTAGTTTGTATTTGCCGTCGGGTCGTCTTGATCTTGAAAAGGAATTGTTTTAAACAACGTGTAATATCTATCCATATTAATCTCAAACCAATGTTGTAACTCAAATTTCCAATATGCGTAAGTTTCCTGTCCGATTTCGTCAAACCAAAAATGTTTTAAAATACCGGTTTCAAATGCTTTACGCCTTTCTGGATCGTCATAAAAAGGATAATTAAAATCAAAAATCTTTTTTCGTGCGATCTCTAACACTTCCATATCACTTAATTCATATTGAGAGTCAATTAATTCTGTTAATGCTAAATTGTGACATACACCACAAATTGTTTCGGTATTTTCAGCAAGGACCGGACTTTGTAAATTCAATAAATAGTTAGGTACTTTTAATTTATTCATCATTGTCATCACCTTCTTTAATATCCAAGTTTTTATTAATGTTAAAATCCTTAATACTTGTGTTCGAATCTAACTCAAGTAATTTCATGATTTCTTCATAATCTTCATATGGAGCAAATTCAACACTCGCATTTAGTCCGAATTTTTTATTTAATTCTTCAATAGCTTTTTTACGTTCGCTTAACCAAATATTTCTAGACGCTATGACCTGCTGGTTGTTAGCGTTTACCTCATCCGAAATTAATCGCTCTTTTTTGTCCATGTTGGCATTTTCAATACCTAAGAATGTCATACACTCCCTTAAAATCGCTTGTTTCATGCCGTGCAGCTCATTCGCAATAAAAGGTGCGTTCGTGTTCAGTATATTAATATCTTCCATTCTGAATCCTTTGGATGTAAAGATCGTTTGCACTCCCTGTAAAATTTTTTTCATAAAAACTTTAAATTGCTGTAGCATTCGTTTATCACCTGTAATGATATACGGTGTCCATTGCATTGTTAAATTTTGATCCATAGTTCGACTAGTTAGTGCTAATTTTTTAGCATAAAAATTTAAGTATGGAAATAATCCGACATATAAAGGACTGTTTTTCATAACTACACATTCATTACTATTTAACGTCTTTCTAATAAGTGGACTTGTTGAAACTGTATGATATTCGATTGGTATTTGATAGTGGTTTAATTTGCCGCCTAATGTAATTTCACTACAGATTAGTCCAAGTCTTTCATCTTCGTAAAAACCAATGTATCCACGTGTTTGCAATATATACTCTAAATAAAATGTGTTGATTGATTCCGGCAGACCTTTATATTTAAACATATTCAAGCTTAACATCTGTAAATATGTATAATAAATAAAATCCGCTTCTCCGTTATTCATTGTAGCAATATCAACCGCGTTACGACAATAATCAGTGAACGAACTTGTATCATTTAATAAATCCATCTTAATCATCTCCTTTAACTATATGTTAAATAAAAAAGGTTGAACAGTCAACCTTTTCTATTAATGTACTTTCTTTTCTTTATAGTTTCCGTATTTGTCAACCATATCCGACGTATAACGTTCACCATTATAATAGTCATAATTTCCAACATCCTTTGTGTGCCATAGAGTAATCCCATTATCAAATACACGTTTGATTTTTTCTAAATCGCTCGGGTCGATATTTTCACCTTTAATGTTACATTTTACAGTCTGTATATAATTCCAATTTTGGCGTGTATGTAAATTTGGGTAGTCAATTGTATTTGTTGCATATCCTCGCATGTCCCATATTTTATTAATTTTATTCTGATATTCTTGTGTAGGTTTATATGCATATAAAACTAATGTGTTTAAATCTAGTGCTGTTTGTCTTAACACGTCATTTGATCCGGTCACAACACTATCAGCGGTGGCCTGTGCGTCATGAATTCGAGCGTTATAACTATCCATAGCGTTCTGAATATTGGTTTGATTTTGGTATTTGGTTGTTAGTTCTCTTAATTGGTTACTGATTGCGGTTGATTGCGTACTAGCGCTTGCTTGTGCATTTGCATTTGCAAGGGCATTTGCGTTTTGTAAATTCGTCTGTTTTGTATTAATTTGGTTTTGCATTGCGGTTTGTGTCATACCTAAACCAGCACCGACTAGACTACCAACCGCACCACCAATATTACCGGTTAAGGCACTTGCTATACCACCACTTAATCCACCGATTGCGCTAAAACTAGCGTTTATCATGTTTGATTTGTTTTGGAGATCGTTCAAGCTGCTAGCTAGATTTGTATTTCTAGATGTTACACTTAAATTCAAATTATTCTGTAAACTTGTCTGTGCGCTTAACGCATTACCTGTAGCACTCGCTATAGCTGAATTGGTTTCATTTGATCTTCGAATATTTGATAACCCGACATTCATTGAGTTTCTAGATGATTGCATTAATAGCGCGGTCTGATCGCTTATAATTGGTAGACTACATTCATATTGTGATTCAAATGAATTATCAAGGTTCATGATTACGTTGTTTGTTGTTTTGGTGGTTTTCTTCAATTTATAATTGATTGGTACAATATTTAATTTTGAAGTGTTAGGACTTCCAACGAACGCAAATTGAATTGCGCTAAAATCGTCCCATAATTCATTTTTAAATATCTTATTTGTTCCGTTGTTATCGCTTATTAATAGATAAGAATAAGGATACCATAATATTTTAGTGTTTTTAATAATTGTCGGATAGAAACGAAGTGGAGCATTAATAATATCTGTTTTAACAAATTGACTAGTATCATTATCGTTCATTTTACAAAAACCTAATACACCATATTTTAACATAGTATAGCTACCTTCACCAACAATAGTAAAATTTTCTTTAACTATTCTTAGCTCATTATTCACAAAAGCGAGGCCAGGGATATAGTTAGTTATGATAATAGAAACGCATTTACCTACTAATTTTTCATCTTTACGAATCGCTTCTAAAATGGTGGTTATATTGCTTATTGATAAATCTTGATCACTCGTATTTTTTAGTTTTGTAATTCCTAAACCTGTAATCCTAGAATATGGTAATATATAGTAATTAATCTGGCTAGGGGATCCCAAAGTTCCTGATGTGTAAGTATCACTACCATCCATTTTACAAGTCATTCCAATTATCGCGAAACTTATATAACCCATAGGGTTTAGGTTCATTACATCTTCAGCTATAAGGTCCGTACCGATTTCCAAGTTCTCCGGCTGTGTATTGATACAAGGTTTACGTTTATCATATGAATTTTCTTTATAATATTGTGGTCTGTGTTCATAGGCTATGTATGATTCCATAAAGTTATTTTCAATTTCAAAGCGCCATGTTTGTATTACATCCGTTTCAAAACTAATAGACGTTGCGTTATCGTTTAAATATCCTAAAGTTGTAATAAAACAGTAAATCCATTTTGATTTGTTGCCTGTATCACCATTCCTATAGATCATATAATTGTACAAACGTAAATCATCATATAAACCTGGTACAACCACAGTTCCGTCTTTTCTTTGGTATGTATAATTCTCAAACACAACATGATCATAGTTATCAATAAAAAAATTAAATTGCTCTTCTGTTGTAGTGAATGCACCCCAAAACGTATTATTCATTGCGTCAATTTCTAAGCCTTTTAATAGGTAAATTTTACTTTGTGGTGTAAATTGACTGTTTACAACTCCTATACTCATTTTTAATCATCTCCTTTATAAATTTATATTATTAAAAAATAGTTGAAAGTTCAACTATTTTATTTATCTTTGATATAATCATAAATTTCACGTGCTTTTGTGCCACGCGTTGGTTGGTTAGGATCGGCTGGTCTTTCATAATTTGCTAAAAATTCAATCGCTAATGTATAAGGATCAGCAGTTGATTTTGAAAAACTTTCGAAACTTTCGGGATAGGCTGATGTTGCTATCCATTGTGCTCCGTTTTCCATTTCCCATTGAATACGCTCACACTCGCCTACACCGAATTTTGATACATCCGGATAATATCCTTTTTCTTTTAGCCAATCAATTATTTTCGTCCAAGGAGTCCACTGCACAAGCCCATAACCTCTAGACGCTACCGGTTGTGCAAATGGTATATCACTCTCCCAGCGGTTCGGATTAACAGTGCTTTCAAAATAGGCATTACCTAACATACCCGCAACCGCATTTGCGGTCCAACCTTTAGCCTTGAAAAACTGCCAAAAAGCAACCCAATTTCGTTTAGATTCATCTTCTGTAAGTGGTCGAGTATTATTAATATCACCTGGTATGATCCACTCGGCTATTGGTGTTGGTGGTTCGGGTGGTATTTCTTCTTTCGTTTTATAAAATCCTAAATCAATTCCTAAACCATCTAGTATAAAATAATGTTTAATGTATTTGTAACTTGGTTCGGGTGGTGTTGGTGGTTCTCCACCTTCGAATGTTTTCCACTGTTGACCATACCCATTCACAATATTTGTATCATTCACATAAAATACTTGTGTCGGTAGCACTGATCCACTTAACGCATAACATTGATTTCCATAATTACATGTTACACCATAATAGACTAAACCGGCATTTTGTGTAAATGTCTGATCTATATGAACATGGTCACCAGTTGCGTAACCCGCCGTACCTGTGTGATAAATTAAATCACCTTGCGCATATCGTGTTGCAGTTGGTGGGTTCGGGTCATGCGTAAAACTAACTGTTACATAGCTTAACCCGTTAGGAGTCCAAACGGGATTATCGGAGCTATACGCACGTGTATTACCTACACTATCACTATACGATAAGTGGCAGGAAAAAGGAGCGTATACAGGTACTCTAGTTTGTCCACTTATTGCATTATCAAATGGATGTCCACAGCAGTGTGATAAACTTTGTGGGCTTGACCATTGAGTAATATTCATAGTTTCCATTGGAAAAAGACAGACTTCACTACCATTATAAACTAGCTTTTGTCCTGGTTTCATAAGTGCAATTCCTCCTCTAATTCTACTAACTCTCTTAACTTATCTTTACATATATTGTATCGCTCATAATCCACATCTTTTAAGATGTGCATACATTGCATATAAAATTCAATATAGAAATAAACACTTAACCCTTCCGGTAAACTATATGGAATATCTTCCGGTTTTTTCATTTTATAAATACTTGATAATTCACATTTATTCATTATATTAACCTCTAATTTTAAAAAAGCTAGATTTTAAATCTAGCTATAATTTAATGCCGTATAAACTACCTTCCACATCACTAGCGGTGCAACGTGCAAGTATCTTATCCGGGCCCGTTTTTATTAACGAAATTGCATATTTACGAGAATTGCCTTCGGTTGTACTATCAGTAGCAATATAATCCGCTGACATAAATCCTACACTTTTATAATTTGACTCAACAGGTAATTCATCAAATAAGCTAATTGGATATATACAATTTCCAAGTATTTTATTTTTGCCATAACCATCATCAGTGAAATAAAGGTTTAAAAGCAATATATCATATTTATTTTTAATCTCATTTACATCCATAAAGTTACTATCAACAGGCGCTGATGTACCGTTTGTATTGTAAGGTGTTAAATTTGAAATTAATTCAATTTTAATATCATTTTTCTCTAAAAGCTCATGTGTAACATTATTCGATTTTAAAGTATACATTTAAATACCTCCTTCACTTGCTACTGGTGTAGCACCTTTTTTAATGTTCATAATATCTTCTTTAATAGTATTGATCTGTGTTAAATTACTTTGAATACTTGATTGCATTGTATTACACAATTCTTTTAAACTAGTAATTTCATTTTTAATTGTTATCAATTGACTATTAATATTTAATATTTGAGTTGCCTGTGTTTTCTGTTCTTTGTCCAATTTCTCTAGAGTAGTATTATATTTATCTTGTAATTGCTTGATTGCAATCTCAATTCGTTCATCAACTAAACCAGGTAATTGATCTTTTACATATTGCATAGTGTTTTCTAAATTTTCCGCAATATTTTCATTCCACTGAATAACAACATCATTTACAGCTTGCACAGTCCATTCAATATAACCCTGTAATTGATTAATACATTGGTAAATATTCATACCTGTATTGAATGCACTAACATATTGCTGTGCTAAATTTATACCGCTTAACTTTAAGCCGTTATATTTAGGTAAAATATTTTGTATTTTATCCTCATTAATTACACCCATGTTATTCACCTCCTTCTTTATAGCCAATTAGTGCTTTTAGTTTATCCGGTAAAATATCACTATTGATTTTAGAAATGTTTTCTATAATACTTACAACTTCCGTAATGATTGCATAAGTGCAAATAACCGGTACTAGATCAACACCAAATGGAAGAGTTAAATAAGTTTCGGCATAATTGATAGCGATACCTAATGCGTAACAAAAGATAAAACCAACCTTTTTAAAAAGTCCGTCTCTTAATTTGTTCGATTTTATTTCTTCGCCTTTTCTAATTGCTCCAACAATTCCAGTAATAAGATCCAAACCATTAAAAACCAATGCCACTAGAATAATTTTCATTTTAATCACCTCTTTCATTTTCTATCATAATAAAAAATAGTTGAATATTCAACTATTTTTAAACAAAAGAAAAAGAACTAAATTAATAGCTCTTTTTCTTTTCTCAATCACATTTCTGCAAATCCTATATCACAACTACACGTTATAAACAACCTTAATATCACATGTAACATTAGATTCTATATCTTTAATTGTTACTTTGGTTAATCCTTCAGTAGTAATCGCTTCTAAGCCTTTAATTGTAACGTGTCTTAAATCATCCGTTAACGTTGCACTAACTATTGTTGAATCGCCTGGTGTTGCCGTTAAACGAATAGAAGCATTTAAACCACTAGTCTGTACGGTAAATGGTACTGTTACACTACCGCCTTTTTTAACTTGCACAACTGTAGGGTTGGCGTAAATCGCTGTAACTTTTTCATTGACATCACCTGAAACAAACGCGATTGCATTTGCAAATCTAGACGTTGCAATACCTTCCCAGTGGTGCAGGAAATAATTCCAGTATAAGCCTTTAGCGTTATAAGCTACACCGACGCTATACTTCTGATCAAATACTCTATAAATTTCACTGTCAACAACTAACGCTTCAATTGTTCCTTGTGTTGTACTAGGTAAAGTTGGTAATACTAACACGTGTGCTTTAAATTCTGCAAATTCTAATTGGAATGTCTGCGCTAACCAGTCAATGTTTAAATAACTATTTGATTTCCCGTTTAAAATAACGTAAATATCTTCATAGTCATTTTGTTTAGTCACTGCCATTGCGTTATATTCATTTGTTGGCTCTGTTAAATAAGATACATATTCTGTAATTTTACGAACTAACTCTTTAGCCGTGTCCGTATCATTAACAGCACTTGTTTTAACGATTTTCATTAATCCATTTTCATAATGTGTAACTAATGCAGATTTCATATAGTTATAATCATCTTTGTTGTCTCCATTATACATAGAATCAACAATACGCGCGATCAAACTATTTACACCGTCCCAACTAACAAAATACTTACGCATATCATCATCTGTAATTGTTGCTGGGTAATATGACTTACGGTTAACAACATAAAATGCTTTTTTAATATCAGGCAACTCACGTTTAAATAATGTGTTTTCCGCGTCGGCTTGATCGTAAGCATGCTCTTTTGCACACTCAACAAAATATTCTTCCATTGTATAACCTAAAGCCATATTTTCCATTTTAAATGGAGCTAACTTGTTTGTTAAAATATTTCGGTGTGCGATCACTCTACCAATTCGAGTTGCTAAATTCATGAACTCAACACCTAAGCTATCAGGATATTCTAATAATCCATTCATAAATTCTAATGATGAAACATCATTAGGGTCTCCAATTGTTGATTGAAAATTTGGAGAAGATACTCTATACATTGCACTCGCGACTTCCTGACCTGTTGGTTGTGTTTCCAATCCTAAATCTTCTTGAATCGCTTTTGCAACGTCTTTCCCTGTTGTTCTTGGCATATATAATCACCTCTTTCGTTTTAAATGCCTAATTTTCTTAAATCCATTGGGTTTTTATGTTTCGGTTTTTCATCTCCGGAACTTTCAACTCCAATTTGCATAAATAATTTACTGTTAGCCTCTGTCAAAGAGTTATTCTTTTCGACTAATTTTGTGTTTTCAGCTTTTAAATCATCTAATTCTCTAAAGTTTTTTTCAACTTCAGCTCGCATATCATTTAACATAGTCGAGCGTTCCGCTTGATCTTCAACTGTTAACACTTCCGTAAATTTGTTTCTCAATTCATCACGTCCCATTTTTTACACATCCCTTCTATTTATAAATATATGATATTAATAATGTAAAGTCAATAAAAAATAAAACCCTCTTTTACGAGGGTTTCATAAATATAGGTTGTAAAGTTTAAAGTGTTACCAGCTAGATTACTATGCCTAATTATGTTATCAGCACGTTTCACCGCGAGTAATTCTGATATACATGTCTGATTTCCGATCTTTATTCCTTACATATTAATAATACCATGTTATTTTATTTTTTCAAATCTTCTTTAATTTTTTCTTTAACGTATTTACTAAATTTTTTGGATTTCAATAAACATTCAATATAATCAACAACCTCAACTTCATCTTTATTCACACAAACACAATATTTATTAACATGATCCCGATACCATTTATTTCGGTTTTCTTTCGATTTTTCACTCATCATGATTATCACCCCCCTTTTCTTTACACCATACCAGCGGTTTACCTAGTATATACGTATGTACAAATTCATTTGTTTCATGATTAACAATGCTCCAACCATCCTTTAGATATTCATTTAATGCGTCAATATCTTTTCTATACGCACTATAATCATAATCTTTTATACTTCTCACAATAACAACTTTATTCTTCAATGGTGGGCTTCCGAACATAATTTCATTAAATTCTTTTAACCTTTTATCACACTCTTCAAAAATTCCGCCATTTTCATAAGTTAACATCTGATATTGTAGTCTATCAACATCTTTTCGTAAGGTTTTATTTTCATTTCGTAAATGAGTATAACTATAATCCATAATCAAACCAACGAAAACAACAACAACTGTATTTATCAATAAATTCATAAATATCACTCCTTTATAATCCATATAAACATTAATATCATTCCTATTGTGTACACTGTAAATAGAAATGTAATACCCAAACAACATAAAGCCATAATTAAATATTTTATTATAGCACTTAAAACACTTATCACTTTACCACCTTCCTATCTACTTTTAATGCTGAATTGTCTATCGACTAATACAATACCACCTGGTACATGTGTCTTTTTAAGGCAATCATTAATTACATTGCCAACTCTAAAGTTATCATATGTTACATTCTGTTTAGCCTTTTGTGTCATACCAGCGCACTTCACATTTAAATAATAACAGACCCCACCACGAATATAATAAAGATTATCCTTACAATCATTCTCGTCAATATATTCTTGCTGGTGCTCTACATATTCCTTATAACTGATTTCAATTTCTTCAACATAAGATTTCGCACCAATAAAATACGATCTGTTAAATATAGATTCTAGACCCCAAAATCCTAACTCTTTATCATCAATAATATCTTTTATGGCGTCCGGTACTTGTGTGCCTACTAAGTGTATTGAATCCGTATCAATATATGCGACTCTGTGAATACCTACCTTTTGCGCAGTACTGATTGTATATTTACGCGCATATGCAGTCACGAACTCACCATATGGGAGATAAATAGGATCGCGGAATTGTTCGTCAATAACCTCTTTAACTTCACCATCTTCATAAGTAGTAAACATAGGATCATGTAAACGTAGAATTCCATCATCTTTATCAATAAATGGAATTTTAGGCGTTACATTTGGATTCGTTGCAAATTTTCCATACACCGAATTTAATTGTCTCTTTGCAATGAAACGTTGTGCACCTTTCGAATTCTTTTTAACTTCCATCTGTTCGTCAATGAACTGTCGAGCAATACCAACACAACCTTTGAATTTATATCCGTTTATAAATTCAACGTCGTAAACGTCGTATTGTTCATTAAACAACTCCCAATCCACACACGTTACAGTCATACGTACAATATCCCCGTTTGAACTGTCTACATATTTTTTACTGCCAAAAAATCGACTAAACTTATCCAAACTAATACATGGAATATGATCTTTTTTAATATCAAAAGCAAAACTCACAACACCAACCCATAACGGGTATTCATCATCCTGTTGATATTCACCTTCAAAATAAACAGGTGTATCATACGGTAATAATTCATAATACATACGTGATGGAAAAAGTGAATTGACATCAAATACAATACCTTGCCCTATTTCTTTTTCTTTTAATTCCGGGTTTGCCCACACAAAACCGCCACTGTAAGCCGGTCTTAAATCACTATCAACATTCATTTCTAACGGTGGAAAAATTTTCTCAAATGCCATAGACAAACTTTTCTTAAAAGTCTCAAAACTACAGCTAGTGGCTGTCATTTTGTTAAATCCTAACTTAAAGCATTCATTCAATGCCATGCCTTCAATATCAATGTCATTAAATAAATAATCCACTTCATGTTGTGTTAGCTCGTGTCCGACCTCACGTTTTTCCTTATAATCTAACTTTAATTTTCGTATTGGTAAATTAAAGTCATGTGCGATCTTCTCAATACTAAATGGGATTAATTTAAAGCTATCCCATATTGTAGTTTTTGTTGACCGATAAATTGAATATTTCCACCATACTTCAATAGAATACCACAATCCAGTATTAGAGATTATTGTTTTAAAACACCCTGTTTTAGGTTTGTCCGAATACTCATACCCGTTGTTTAAAAGCCAGCTCACAATAAACTCACCATCAAAAGCTAGGTTGTGAAAATATAATTTACGTGTTTTCTGTTTACACCATTCAATGAAACCATCAATACTATTACCATATTCTTTTATACTTGAATCACTGACAAAGCTTGCACCCCATGCCCAAACTCTACAGTCTAAAGGGTCGGTTGTAGTTTCAAAATCACAAGCCCATATTTCTTTAGGCTCTTTTTTCTTTGGCATACTACAACCCCCTTTACATTATTCTTTGTATGTAACAATTCCATCTTTAACATAAGCACGTCCGGTAAACACCGCCAAACTATCTCTTACATCCGCCATATCTGCTCTTATAGCTTTACTTAACTGCTCGTTTACAAATTTTTGGTTCTCTGTGTACTCACGGGTTAAATCAAGATATTTAAATGTATCAATTGCCTTTCGTTCTTGATATAACCATTTCAATAATTCTTTATCAGACAATGATCTCATATCTTTTAAAATTTGTTGTCCTTCTTCCTCTGTTATATTGTGTCCTCGTATTTGCTTTTCTATAGCAGTTTTATAATTTTCTCTAAATGTGGTTATTTTTTTGTTTTTCGTCTTAGTATTTCCCTCTAAACTTGCAATCCGATTATCTAATTGTTTAGGGTATCTATACGATTGAATGTTAACATGATGAACCGGTTCAAAAAATCCGCCTCTATCATCTTTTAATACTGATAAAGCCTGTCTAACAGAAACACCCGTTGAAATACCGCCTTTTGTTTCCTTTAATTTATTTAAACCTACAGTACGCACCAATTTCTTTTTCTGTTTATTCTGTTTATCTATTAATTTATTCGCTTTTTCAATATCATTACGATTAAAAACAACACCGTATTGATTTTTAAGATAACGATTTTCTTTGTTGAATTTTTCAATTGATTTTAAATATTTATTGAACTCTTCACGATCATTGAAATCTTTTATTGTACGAATGTCATTAAATACAACATCCTGTCCCATGTTTTGCGCTTTTGTTGCTGTTCTTTTAGCACTTGCTATTGCGTTACGTAACCGCTTAACGTCTCTTGTTGACTTTCTCATTTTAGCCATTTTAAACACCCCCATTTTAAGTCAAAAATAAAAGGGTGTTTGGCTAACACCCTTAATTAATTAGGCTATTTGACAGCCATGCTTAAATATTTATTTGAGCTTGAGTTTGATTTCTTTTGAATGATTGTTACACATACCGGTTGTTTTGCCCAGTCATAGTTAAATACATTCTTTAACTGTTTCAAAGATTGAAGGAAAGGTTTTGAATTTGTTGCATAAGCTTTACCGTCCTTATCAATTACAGTAATTAATTTTGAGCAGATGATCACACCTGTTTTCTCATCTTCTTTTTCTACGTCTTGCACGATATATCCAGTTAACCATAAATCTTTACCGACTTGATCTGATAAACCTTCAGCATTGTTAACAGCGTTGAATAAGTTCACACGTTGTTCGTGTGTCATATCCTCAGTTACTACCAAACCTGTATTTTCCATTGCTACTACTTCATTTTTTAAATTTTCCATTTTAATTTTCTCCTTTTAATTTTTAATGTGGTTTTCTAATTAAATTATTTTCAGTTGTTTAATTTTTGGATTAACCATAACACCATTTTACAACCTATACGCTTTTATAGAGAAGTCATAACTCATCAACATTTTACATGTCGCACCTCCAATAATTCATCAATTTGCATATTTATTAACACAAACCACATAACTAACATCACAATTAACATTATGATGAAAATTATGTATCTGTTTGACACTTTATAATATTTGAAGTTTCCTACACATTGTTGATATATTTGGTATACAGATAATAACACCCAAATTATGAAACTTGCAAGGATTAAATTACTAATCATAATTATATCCTCGTCTTTCATTTTCTTGAATCATATCATTAAGTGAGACAAAACCAAGGAAAACCTTCCTTTTAAACATTGTTAAAGTCTCATATTTAAATGAATACGACGCTATAATACTTTTCGAGTTTAGTTTACAAATATCCATTCGTATTAAATGACGTCTTTGGTACACCAAGTGAAACGCTAACTTATAATTACATAAATACGTTTCAACAACATCAACAATCTTATCAATATTATCCATAGTTAGATCACTCGGATAATGTCCATGTTTATAAATTCGAGACATACTTATTACCTCACTTCTTTATAATAAAATGTGAAAGACTAATATAGTCTTTATTCTCATTAAAACAAATATGCAATAACATATCGCATAATTTATTATATGTACCTTTTTTGTAACTGTTCCATAAATTGTTTGTTCAATGTGTGTCATTTTCTTTTCCCTCTTTTCTTTACACTCATATTATATCACACATATTCTAG